GCGGCCCAGCATGAGGCGGTCACGGTCAAGGACTTGGAAGCTGAAATAGCGGCCAAGGAAGCGGAAAAGTCCGATGCTTAGCTACCTCACCGCCGCCGCGATGACGGTCCAGCCCTTGCCGGTTGACTTTGACCTTGCGGATACGGTGCCGGTTGGACAGCCGGTATATCAAACCGGCGCGACCACCTACTCAACGGATGAACGCGAGGCCGATCAATGGCGCGCGTCCAACCGGGGCATCGAAGAACGCCGCATCGCGTTCCATATTCTGAACGCCGCCGATCTAGCCACCACGCTTTATTGTTTGGAAGAAGTGGAAGGTTGTCACGAGGCTAACCCGCTTTATGGGCAATCGACCGAGGCTATTGTGATGGGCAAGGTCGTCGGTGCGGTGGCTTACGAATTGCTACTCAGCCACTTTCGCGCTAAGGGGGATCGTGATGCAGTTAACATCCTGCAATACGGTAGCCTCGTCATACTAGGCGGGGTCGTCGCTTGGAATACAACCGTTATATTTTGAGAGGCCCGCCAAATGTCACCCAACCCAACCCTAGAACTTCAGGCTACCGTATTGCAGGATGTAATCTGATGCGTCCGAGTAGAGGCATGGGCGATATGAAGCCTACCAAGATGGCCAAGGGGGGTAAAGCTAAGGGTAAGCCTGTGGGTAAACCCGACAAAGCCGCTAAGACCTCCGGAAAGCTCGATAAGCGTGCGCGCTTTGTCGAGATGTTGAAGAGGTTCAAGAAATAATATGACCACGAGCGGCACCACGACGTTCAATCTCAACCTCAACGACCTTGTGGAAGAGGCGTTCGAGCGCTGTGGTGCCGAGCTTCGCACTGGTTACGATTTACGCACGGCTCGGAGAAGTTTGAACCTGATGACCATCGAATGGGCCAACAGGGGGATCAACCTCTGGACTGTGGAGCAGGGCAGTATCCCGATGGTTCAGGGGCAGGTTACGTACAACCTCCCCGCCGATACTATTGACCTACTCGAGCACGTCATCCGCACCCAGACCGGGCAGGCGCAATCCGACATCAACATCTCACGTATTAGCGTGGATACTTACTCGACGATCCCGAACAAGAACGCTCAGGGTCGCCCCATCCAAGTGTGGATCAACCGCCAGTCGGGCGCAGACTATCCGGTGGATGGCGTGGTGTACCCCCAGATTAACGTATGGCCCGCCCCCGAGCAGAGCAACTACTACACATTTGTCTACTGGCGACTGCGTCGTATTCAGGATGCAGGCACTGGGATTACTACGCAGGACATTCCGTTCCGCTTCCTACCCTGTATGGTGGCAGGTCTTGCCTACTACCTAGCTTTGAAGATTCCCGGTGCGACAGAACGTGCGCCGATGCTTAAGGCTATGTATGACGAGGCTTGGCACCAAGCTGCTGATGAGGATCGTGAGAAGGCCCCGTTGCGTATCGCACCGCGTCAGATGTTCTACTAGGAGGGACGATGCCTAATAGGTTCGCCTCTGGCAAATGGGCGATAGCGCAGTGTGATCGTTGCGGTTTTCGTTACAAGCTCAAGCAGCTTCGGCGTCTCGTCATCAAGACGAAGAACGTCAATATCCTCGTGTGCCCTACGTGCTGGGAGCCAGATCAACCCCAGCTTCAGTTGGGTATGTATCCAGTTAATGACCCACAGGCGCTACGCGACCCGCGCCCGGACACCTCATACTACCAATCGGGTCTTAACGCTGGTGGTTACCCCAGTGACGGCAGCCGCGTAATCCAGTGGGGTTGGAACCCAGTGGGGCTCAGTAATCCTCTGGGTTTATCTGGCCTTCCAAATACGCTACTAGGGGCTGGACAGGTGGGTACCGTCACCATTGAGACTACGGAGAACTAGTATGGCTGAGCATAACGACAGCAAGGAAGATTACGGCTCCCCGAAGTCGTATAAGGGCGACCTCGGTAATAACGGCTACCCGAACAACGTCGCCAACACCCAGACGCAGAAGACCCGGGGTACCGGTGCTGCCACTAAGGGCACGGGGCATAGTAAGAAGATGGGCTAAGCCCATTAGCTGAAGGCTAATGAAGCGATGAATTACACGGAGTTGTTTGAGACCGTTAAGGGGTATGTCGAGAACGACTTCCCCGATACAATATGGACCGACTCCGCAGGGACCGGTAGCGTCACACTTACGTCTACCGAACAGATCAACACATTCATTGAGCAGGCTGAGCAGCGCATCTTCAATATGGTCCAACTTCTGGATTTACGGAAGAGCGTGACGGGTACCTGCACTACAGGTAATAAATACCTCTCGGTACCCTCGGACTGGCTGGCCAACTTCTCTATGGCTGCCATCGACGCGGATGGGAACTATGAGTATCTACTCAACAAGGATGTAAGTTATATCCGGCAGGCGTTTCCGAACCCTAGTGACACAGGGCAGCCGACCCACTACGCATACTTCGATCAGAATTCATACCTCCTCGGCCCGACCCCGGATGACGACTACGAGGTTGAACTGCACTACTTCTATTACCCCGAGTCTATCGTGACTGCGGGCACCTCATGGCTTGGGGACAACTTCGACAGCGTCCTGCTCTATGGCTCTTTGCTGGAGGCATATACCTTTATGAAGGGCGAGGCCGATATTATTACCCAGTACCAGAAGCGCTATGACGAAGCGCTTGCCATGTTAAAGATGCTGGGTGAGGGTAAGAATCGTCAGGATTTGTACCGGACCCAACAGAACCGGTACCCAGTGAGGTAGTATGTTTAGTCTAGCTTCAGGAAATGTTGGTAGTGTTATGGTTATGGCAACCGACGGGCGTGGTTTTACCCCCGAGGAGATTGCCGAACGGGCGCTCGATAAGATCATCCACGTTGGCAGCCATACCCATCCGGCTATTCGGGATCAGGCGGAAGCCTTCAAGGGCAGCATCCGGCAGGTGCTGGTGTACTATATGCACGAAGCAGTCCGGTCACATAATGTAACTCTGGTTAACAAGTTCAATAAGGCGGGGCACCCAGAGTTGATCCCGATCCTAGACGTGTAAGGATACTAGTATGGCAATTACTCAAGCTCTGTGCACTAGCTTTAAGGCGGAGCTTATGCTCGGCGTTCACGACTTCCGCGTCACTGCGGGTGGAGATACATTCAAGATCGCTTTGTACACCTCGTCGGCTACCATTGACGCCAACACTACGGCGTACACCTCGACTAATGAAGTCGCTACGGCGGGTAACTACTCGGCTGGTGGTAATACGTTGTCGAACCTCGGCGTGGTGACCTCGAATAATACGACTTCGACTGGTACGGGTTTCACCGACTTCTCGGACACCACATGGACGAATGCGACCATCACGGCTCGTGGGGCGCTGATATACAACACCACCCCCTCGGCTAACTCGAACGCCAACACCACGCTGACTAACGCTGCTGTGTGCGCTCTGGATTTTGGTTCGGATAAGACATCGACCTCCGGTGACTTCACCATCATCTTCCCCACCGCGTCGAACTCGGCAGCCATCATCCGTATTGCGTAAAGGGAATAAACAATGGCTAAACTCGGCCCCGCTAAGTTCTTGACGATCCACTGCGCGGCCACGCCAGAGGGGCGGCATGTAACCGCCGACCAGATAACGGCATGGGATAAGGCCAAGTTTGGCCAGACCAGCTACCATTGGGTCGTCGAACTCGACGGTAAGACGGCTCGTACGCTGCGCGATGATACGCGAGGCGCTCATGTAGGTAAGGCCAACACTGGCAACATCGGCGTCTGCTACATTGGTGGTATGGATAAGCAGATGCACTTACCTAAGGACACGCGCACGGATGCGCAGAAGAAATCGCTCTTGACGCTCATCCGGACGTACAAGGAACGATACCCCGGTATTACCATTCGCGGGCACCGCGACTGGCCGGGTGTGAATAAAGCGTGCCCTAGCTTCGATGTGACGGCATGGCTTAAGGAAACAGGGGATATAGAATGATGACAAAGAACGAAGTGTACGGTGTTTCCCGTGCAGTACTCTCGGCTATCGGCGGTTTCTTGGTAGGTAAAGGGTACATCGACTCGGAGACTGCTTTGGCTCTGGCGGGTGCTTTGGCTACCGTCGCCGCTGCTGTATGGTCGGTAAAGTCGAAGCGCGCGTAACACACTGTGAAGGGCAAACCCCATGAACCACAACCGGTGCTGGAATGGTATGGGGTTTGCCCTTCCTCCTGTTGATGGTGGCTAATGGCCACTAAAACTGTCCTGATATCCACGACAGGCGCTGGGACGTGGACTGTTCCAGCGGACTGCGACGTCAGCGTTGCCATAACCGTGACCGCTATCGGTGGGGGTGCAGGCGGTAGCCGACAGTCTGACGCGGCGGGCGGCGCACGAGCGGGGGGCGGCGGCGCTTGGTCCCAATCTAGTGTGTCCATCAGCGGGGCTACGCCGGGGTCAACGGCGTATTGGTACAGCATCGGTACCGGTGGCGCTGGCGCTACTACGGTAGGCACTACAGGTGCGAGTGGCGCGGACACATGGTGGAACAAAGCCGCGAATAGTGCGCCCGGTATTTCTACCAATGGCGCGTTGGCTAAAGGGGGCACGAACCCGACTGGGGGTGCAAGCGCCAGCGGTGTAGGCTCCACTACCTACTCAGGCGGTAATGGCGCGGCAGTTACCGCGATCACCGGGGCTGGGGGCAGCGGGGGCGGCGCGGCAGGTAAGGATACCGCCAATGGTGGGGCTGGTGGGGCTGGGAGGAATGCGGCTGATGGTGGCGGCGGTGGCGGCGGCGGGGTAGGTGGGGCCGGGACTGCGGCGGCATCCACAATAGGGGGCAACGGGGGTTTAACCTACGCAGGTGCTGCTGGCGGCA